TTAAATCACCCCACCTAACTGTAATGCTAAAGTTTCAAGAGCTGAAATTCGTTCTTCTGTTGTTGGTATAATTTCCATAACTGGTACTTCCTCCACAGAGCGCCCTGCTACGTCTTCTTTGATTTGACAAATAACTTCTTTCTCTTCTCCTGTGGCATTTTCTTCTGGGATGCAAATAATGCTTCCATCTGAGAGAGGTATAATCGCCACTCTATCAGAATAATTAGCAGTTGATATATCTATTTCATATTCTTTATATTTCATGTGCTATAACCTCCCCCTGCAATCTGCTGTAATTGTCACAGAACCATAATATCCAGAATACCATTGTGTAACATCGGTTGAATTATACGATACGAATTTTAATATACAATTTTCTTTTGTTGGTACAATTTGATATAAAGGAAATAAATTTGTTACATTAACATTGTCGTATGCTCTTGTTATAGATAAATTCGAAACAATAATCGTAGGAATAGTCCTCTTTGTAATTTTAAATGGCAATTCAACTGCTAAATAAATTCCACCAACAACTTTTACTGGAGTGAAATGATTGGTTGCTCCTTTACCAAATGTAACTTTTTCATATACACTTAAATCTACCAAATTATCCAACGCACTATCATGATTCTGCTTATTCTCAGCAATCTCAGCCAAATCACTAATAGCATTTAAAACGTCTTTCCGATAACTTACTCCAATACTTGTAGGTGAAGTATTTAATGTTTTAAGTATTTGATAGTCTACTGTATAAGTTGCAAGAGGGTCATAATCAGCTAAATATGTATATATAACACCTTTACCGTACGCATAAGGATTATTAACAGCTTCTTTCCAATTTCCGTCAATAATATTGTTTTTATAAACATGAAAATGTGTTTCCAATTTGTGTTTTAAAAATGATAATTCGTTAGATATTTGATATCCACAATTTATATTATATGTTTGGGATGCTTTAGCTACATTAGCAATTTCTCCAAGTACCATACCATAATCTAAATATAAATAATTATCACCATTATCTAGTTTAGGTATATCACCATAAATATGTGTATTCACATCTGTAATAGGTTCTGGATTTTGAAGTTTATAATGTAGCTGATAGCCTTCGTAATTGGGAGCAATGTTCTTCTTGCAATAATTTAAATTTCTCAAATCACCATTATCTGGATTGTCACATCTTATTACTCCAACTGGTATATTTAATGCAAAGTTTGAAACTGTAAGAACATTTCCTGATACACTCACTACAGCTGTTGCATTTGTATATCCTATTATGGCAAACATATCACCTGCTTTAAAAATAGAACCATCATCTACAGTTAATATAGTTTGACCACTTGTAAAGGGAACAGTTGTTAATACACAGCTATTATTTGCCCAATCTGTTTTGTTTGTACCTATTGTCATTTTATTATAAAATGCAGTATATCTAGTTTGTCCAGAGTATAGTGTGCCCCAACCATTCATATATGATTTAACTTCATCAGCGTTTGGATTGAGGGTTTCTGTCCAACCTGTATCAGAATTAGAAAGAGTCATTAGGAATAGATATCCAGCATTTCTATATTTATTAGCAGATGTAGGAACACTCCCACTATCACCAACATTTTTCATTATAGATCCATCATACTTAGTCAAAACAGTATTAAATGCACTAGATGCAATGCAGAAATCTTTATTTGTTAAACCAATTTCTTTTAATCCATCTGCGTCTGAATTTATCTGCCAATCATAATCCTTACCATATAACGTCTTATGTTTCCAGTTCAGTAATCCGTTTACTTTACCACTTTCATAAGTAAAGTTGTCATCAGAGGTAACTTTTCCTTCAATTACTGTTCTTTCTATGTGGCAAGGTTTATATTCTATTGGAGGGGTTGTACCTTCGATAAGCATTATGGAGTCGAAATAGCCAGTACCTATATTGGTGTTAATCAACTCAATTGTCACTGTTGTCCGATCACCACTATTAAATTCACCATTTACGCTGTTGAATGCATCTGTTACGCTTTTCAATTCCATGGTTATCGGATTATCAAATACATATACTTCTGAACCACTGCCTACATTGGCACTGATATAATAATTTGTGTTAGGCTTTACTTGAATAATCTGCCTTACTCCGGTTCCGCTGACAGTTGAAGTTACTTTAAATTTTCCATTATCAACATCAACTTTATTTGAGTATGGCAATATCCACCACGCAACACCTTCTTCGCAGTTTCCGTTTTGTACAAGGTTATCATGCCGAACTTCGATGTATGGATTTTCTAGGCAAGCATAAGAATCTATATAAGGCAAGTTTACATCACACCAAGATATGCTTGGTTCATTTCCTTCACCGAAAGTTAACGTTAAATCAACTAACATCATTTCTTTTACTTGAATTTCGTTCCAATCACTAGAACTATAATCACAACATGCAAAATTTTGATAAGAGCTTGCATCTGCTTCAATATATCTTGATATTTTTGATATTTTTCTAAAAGTTCCATCGCCATTATGCCATATATGATTTATTCCACCTGTATCTGCAAGCATAGTCATCCCCACCTGATTAGATGTTGATTTGACTGTTGCACAAGCGTAATAAATGTGCTGTTCTATAAATTCATGTGCATGAACAATACCCCCATATTGTGCTGTGGCAATAAATGATTGTATGCCAGAATTTAAAGACAAATTATTAGCATAGCTAACCCCAAAATTATCCGATAATCCATCAGAGTTACTATCTTTTAGAAAGCTCCCATCTTTACCAAGTAAATTCACATAGCTTTTACCTTGAATCGTAAATTTAGGTATAGATGTAATACCATCTGTTTTACGAATTACATTATTCATACCTAGATTTACAGCTGGTGTAAAAACTACACCGCTATCAAGTTTGTTATTTAAATTTTCTATTTTATTGGTATTTTCATTAATTGCCTCTGCAACAGTTGTAGATTCATCTTTCGATATTAAGATTTTAGTTGCATCAGTAGGCGGAGTTCCT